TACCTAGGTCCGTGAAGATCTTCAGGATTACAATATTGTTCTTGGCTGCATAGTCCCGGAGGAGGTGCTCCTGGGAGTCCGGAGAGATCTCTTCCTGATCATGAGTGGATACACGGATGTAGCCGTATGCATATTTTACGCTCATTGTATCACCTTCCTGTAATTATATGTGCGATGTCGCACAAAAATGGGTATAAAAATAACACCTATGCAGGTGCCAGGGAAATGTGATATAATACTCTTGTTCAAGGAATGTTATATCGTGCCTTGGCACTGTATAGTATTCAATAGATCCGCCTCTGTTGTCAGCAGGGGCGTTTCTTTTTTTATTTCAGCAGATCTGCAATACAAATCTTAAGATCACCATAAATCGTAACAGTAACTTCATCGTCAAAGGAATATTGAGTAGAATCCTCTGTTCCTTCGAAAGAGTACACCTGTATGGTCTGTTTCAGCGGATTTACGATCCAGTATTCACGAACACCGGCAGTGCGGTATTTGAACAGCTTTGTCAGGTAATCCATGCGCTGACTGCTCGGTGAGACAATCTCGATGATAAAATCGGGAGCACCGTTGCATCCTTTGTCATTGATCTTTGATGGATCACAAATTACAGAGATGTCAGGCTCCACGTAATTGTAATCATCCTGATTCAAGAAAACTGCAAACGGAGCAGGTAGAACCTCGCAAGGACCGCCCTTTGATTTGATGTAATTCCTCAATGTGGAAGAAAGTTCCATTACAAGTCGTTGGTGCTGGTAGCTTGGCGGTGCCATATCATAGATCTGTCCGTCAATGAGTTCTGCACGTTTTCCTTCCGGAAGAGCATAGATATCTTCGATGGTATAATGGTCATCTTTTAATAATGGCATGTGATCACGTCCTTTCGTAGAGTATAGTTATTTTTGATGATTTTTCTTATTGTTGTATACAGAAATATCGGATATAATACAGAAAAGGAGGTAGTGCTATGAAAAAACAATTTCTTAAAATTATAGATTTTTTGATCTTTATTTTTTCTTTTTTACTTCTTTTAAGTACTTACTTTAAATTACTATCGATTACTTTTTCTAATAATGAAGATAATTTTATTGTGTTGCTTTGGATAGTGGGCATTTGTCTTGCAAGTAAATTTACTCGTCCTCTATATCAGGAGATTCTTGCACTTCGGTTGCCAGTGGAACGTTGGCTGCAGATGCATCATCTAAAATGATTGGTTCAACTTCCAGAGTAGTACAACCAGTAAGTAACGCATCAACAGGATTTTTTAAAGATTCTGGATTTATTCCGGAATCTTTAATTTTTTGCAAAAGATCAGCTTTCTTTTCAAGCACCTCTAATTCGGCTTTTTCAGCTTCTGCATGTTTGATACGGTAATCATCTTTAGCCGAAAAAATGCTTTTTACAATATCAATTGCTCCAGGTACTTTAAATGAGAGAGCGCTGCCGCCGCCTAAGAATACAAGTATAGCAAAAATGAATTGCCAGTTATCTACTAAAAGATTTTTTACATTAACAAGAGAGAATACAATATCTCCAGGAGAATTTAAAGATACTTGAGTCGATATGCATTCCTCTGAAGCAATAGAAGTCAATAATTCGGTAGTTCCGTATAGAACGTTATTGATTGAGCGTGGACCGATAGGTGTTTGCTTTCGAACATTAAGAACGAAAGACATATCATTGCCAAACATATAATAATTATACAAAGCATTGAGTATTTGCTTTGAGTAAGAATCTAAATTTGAAATACCATGATAATTAGAGATTGCTCTACATAACGAATAGTTTAGTTCTTCATTTTTCACTGTTCGAAGCAGAGTTATGTGTCTGCGCTTCTTATAAGGGCAGGAAACATCGTTTATATCAACATCGTGATTATCAATACGATATATAACGTTCTGCTCAAGTTCTAGAGTTTTTGAATCATCTTCATAGTATTCACCAGCAAGTGCAAAAGTAATATAGCTACTTTTAGCACTTGGGATTACGAGAATATCATTAGTTTTGATTTCGTAAATAAAAGAATGACATTTATTAATAACGGTTGAAGGGCGATGAATTTCTTTAAATGTCATTAGTATATCATCTTTTAATGAATCTTTATTTGATTCCGAAAAATCTGTTTCTTGCGAAATGTTATTCCAAGCCAAGGCAACAAAACGCTTTGAAAGAAATTCATTATAAAAATAGCCTTTTTTGGTGCGAATCATCCAAAAATGTGTGGTGGGTGGAATGATCGGAACGCTAAAATTTTCAATTGCGTCAAGCAACGCCAATTGATCTGTATAGGTCATACTTTATCTCTCCTTGCAACTTATTTATGATTTCCCTGGTGTTTGGTAGACACCGGGGATTTTTTTATTATTGGATTATTTATTACTATCTTTTGGCTTTTTAATAAGTGCTACGATTGCTATAATTGCACAAATCAGACACCAGCCAGCCCACACATTTAAATCTGCATAACTTCCGGCAAGGGCAAATCCAAGTAAAGCACCTATTCCGTATAATACAATAATAGCGATGTTTCCACCTTTACCTCCATTGCGTGTTGCAATAGAAACGATTCCTCCGGCAAGGAGTAGGATTGCTACGACAATTCCAGCGGATCCACCAGCTTCTCCATTTGCTTCAAGTGTGTTACTGATTCCAGCAGCACATGACTGGAAACTGACAAAAACAAATAAAATAATTGACAGTATTCCTGATACGAGTTTCCATGTTTTCATAAGTTTTCCTTCTTTCTTATATGATTTTTTCAGAATGTATTTATTCAATCAGATATCTCCGCCATATAAATACTTTCGTATCAAGAGGGCAGTGTATTTATGGTTAGAGATACTGGATGAATCGTTATTAAAGGACTTTCTGATTATTCATCTTTAATTTTGTTACCTTTGTTAGACGTTCTTTGAAACGTGTTAATTTGATAGAACGATCTGAACGGCTAGCAGGGACATCATGTGTAAAAACATCAATTGCTGTTTCAAGAACACGGATTTCATTATCATAGTCTTTTTTCTTTCTGTAGATAATGGCAAGTCTATCATAAGGACAATTGCCGTCGAAACGATGGGATACATTCTTTTCGTAGAGCGTTATGGCAGTATCTACATCTCCCTGCTTTTCTAATTCCAGTGCTTTTAAGTTAATGTCGGCAGGATCTTTTAATTTACTTAAATCAGCATTATCTGATAAATTTACTTGAAAATTCGAATCATGTTTAACAATGACATCTTGATGAGTGTTAATTGCAAGCTCGCCTTTGTGGGTAGGCTTGGAATTTTCCAAATAACCGTTCTGAGTTAAGAACTCTTTTTCTTTATAAAAATCTATACCGTATTTATATTCGAAGTATGAGGGTACCCTTTTGTTGGTATATTTCTTTAGCCAGTACAACATATAAATATGACCAGGTAACAGACCATCTGGATAACGTTTCATCATAGCTTCAGATACGAGCGATTGATTAGGAAACATTTTTGATTGTTCAATCCAATTGGTATTAAATTCTCTGTCTTGAGAAATAAAAGGTTTTTCTGAATAGTCTTTGTAATACAAATCATAAATAGTTTGGCAATAAGTATCACTTGCTTTGAACTGTTGCATGGAATTTATCTGCTTAGCAGGTATTTGATTTCTTGGCATACTTGCAGTGCGAGAAGCGCTCGTGTAAAGATAATTATAATATTCAATACAAGAATCAGGTAGTCGTGAGTCGTAATTAGAAAGAGAACTTTTGAAATTTTCAAAACAATTATTTTTCCCTTTTTCAGTTTTTAACTTTTGGGATTTAGAACAAGTGGAATCCCAATAACGTTTTATAAAAGTATTTATTTTATCAGCTTTTGCGGTTGGAGTATTTAGCTTTGAATATTTTTTTGCTATATTATCTCCTTTTACAACAACAATTTTACGTTTTTGGGCGTCAGCAAGTATAGATAGTTTTTCATAATATAAATCAAATCGAGAGAAAAATACATCAGGATTGACTGTTTTTTCAATTAAACTGGCGCAATCATTAAGTATTCGTAAGTCATTTTGTAATTCAATAACGGATAAAGAAGGTTTTTTGTTAAAAAAATTAAACAATCCCATATGATACCTCCATATTATATTAGTTCTGCAATTGTAAGGTGTGGAATAAAGTAGATTATATAATTATCTACAATAGTTAGTATGCCATATTTATCTCTATAGCACGCAATGCAGTTTTCTAAAAATTCTTCTGTAACATCCAAATACTCTGCAATTTCATATTTATCTTTACAACCATGTTCGTAGGCTCTGATCAGACCGAATAATCCGATACTGCGGTTGTATCCCCAAAGCCTTGCCTGCCGTTCCTGTTTTCGATTACCGGTATATTCCATGTCGATAATATTACCAACAGAAGTATAATGATGACCGAGTTCTTCTGCCAGAACGCAGGCTTTTTCCGTGGTTGTATCTATATTGTCTTTGATAGCAATGGTACCATCACAATATAATCCCTTTATTTTTTTGCTTTTAAAAGGATAATCAATAACATCTATACCGTCTTTGCAGGCTTCTTCCTGTAGCTTCTCATATGTATTCATACAAACACCTCCCGCTCGAGTATATCAGATAAGCTGTCCTATAAATTACTTAACTCGTTTATTCTTTACGAATTCAGCAAACTGACGGATTTCATCTAATTCAGATTCTGTGTATTCATCACCATCGAAGTGAGCTGCGAGGATAGTTGGCTCATCGTGTTCATCGTCTGCCAAATAATCAATAGTGCATCCAAGATAAGAGGAAAGCTTTTTTAACGTGGAAAGTTTTACATTATCAGTTCCTTTTGTGTAAAACCCCGCTATGGTTGTATATGGAATTCCCGATTCTTTGGATAAGACGGATTTATTTATTCCTTTTTCAGCCATTAGGGCATCTAATTTATCAGTAAATGACATATCGCGTACCTCCTGTTACCTCTAATTATACATATAAAACAGACTTTGTAAAGTAAAAAATTACCCCACAAAGTAAAGAAATACAATTTAGAGGTTGACAAATTACCCTACAACGTTTATATTATAATCACAAACTACCCTACAGGGTAATAACGAGAGGAGAGTGAAAATGTTTTCAAATTTAAATGCAGAAATGGGAAGAGCGAAATTGTCTATTAAAAGCTTATCTGAACTGACAGGAATAAATTATGAAACTTTGAAATTGAAGTTCAGAGGGGTAACAGAATTTAAGTTGTGTGAAATGGTAGAAATCAAGCGAAAAGCATTTCCAGACAAAACATTAGATTACTTATTTGCAACAGATGAAACAGGTTCAGAAGAAAGGAGGGAGTAGATGAAGAGTGAGGATGAACGCAAGTGGTTTGAATTTCATGAAATTCAACCGGAACTGGCAGAACTGTATCGTTATTTTGATAGAACGGTCTTGTGTTATCGGATAATTATTGCAGTGTTACTTGGAATCATAGCGATACTACTACTTAAGTAAAGAGTTCGTAATTAAAGAAGCGATAACAGCAGCGACAATAGAAATAAATAATTGCCAGACCTTAGTATCGTAAAATTGTTTCCGTTTCCATGTACGGTAACGCCGGTAATTGTCAGTAAGGTAATAGACACTAGGTTGCGGGTGCTCGTTCTTTAATGTGTCTGTAAATTCGTAAGGGGAATAGATGAACTTGTATACATGACTTAGATTATAACAATCTTGTCCAATGAATTTAGCAGAAACAGGGTGAATAAAACGCATTGTAAAGAGTTTGGCACGTTCTCGAAAAATAAGTGTGATTTTTGAATAATCCATATTTATTTCCTTTCGTCATTTGATAGGAAAATTATACCAGAGAACCGCAACAAGTACAAACCATTCCACATAACCTATAAAGAGGTGGTGCAGTTTGAAACATATATTTATTTTAAGACTTATACGAAAAGAAGATGGAAGTCTTATTTCTGAAAGAGATATGGATACTATGGCGGAAAAAGATAAGGAGGAAGCCGTGAATGAGTTAAACGGGAATTCTGTTGGATATTTAGGATACCAGAAGTAGAAACCGCTTAGGCGGTAGAAGGGAGGACAAGCAGTATGAACTTAAAATCAGAAACACCATTGATTAAAAAACTTGAGATCAAGCGTCTGGAAGATGAATGCGAAAATTTAAGACTGTGGCGTTGGAGATTAACTATTGCGATAGAGCTGATACTGATCACGGTATTAGGAGCGTGTGTGGTCAACTTTTATGCAATCAGGTGAAGGAGGTGAGGACATTGCAAGAAATTAAAAAGAGCGCTCACGATAGCCCGGCAAAGCAAGGAGCACTCTGGAAATTAGTCAACTATATTATATGAGAAGAAAGGAAATTAGTCAAATGGCAGAAGAAAAGAAATATGAAATCACAGAGACAGAATTGAAAATGTACATTGGTTTAGCGATGGCAGACACAATTCCGGAAGGCGCTGCAAGGGAAGAAGAGGAGAAACTCAGCGGATTTGCGGCAGATTTATGCAAAAGAATAACGAGCCACCTGAATGGTTCGGAACCTTTTTCTGAGACGAAACTCGAGGCATATCGTGCTGTGACACGTATCTTTGATGTTGTACAGACCTTGGCAGAAGTAGCTGCCAGAAATACGGAGGAAAACAATGACAGCAAATAATTACGAGATTAAGGAAAACATCCTGTCATTACCAAAAGAGAGTGATTCGGATATTTATCACAAAGAGTTAAATCTGATCAGCTGGTATGGAAAACCAGAAAAGTTTGATATCAGAGGATGGTCTGATGACCACACCAAGATGACAAAAGGAATCAGCCTTACAAAGGATGAATTCATAAATATCGCCCGTGCAGGGCTTGAAAAATTAGGAGGTAATACATAATGGCACAGATTACAGTCACATTTGAAAGCTATGAAGATTTAAAGGAGTTCGCAGAAAAATTACTGGGGACAAAACAGGAAACAGCAGTTCAGAGCAATGCGGTAGCAAACAAAGTTGCGGAAAAGGTAGCCACACCAGTTCAGGCAGTACCAACAGCTCCGATCACCCAGGCAGCACCGACGGTCGCACCAGTTCAGCAGCCGGCTCCGGTAACACCAGTTCAGCCACCAGTTACAGCGGTGCCTACAACAGAACGCACATATACTCTGGATGAATTGGCAAACGCGGCAATGACACTGATGGACAAAGGAATGCAGGCGCAGCTGCAGGAACTTCTGGCAGGATACGGAGTGGAAGCACTGCCGGCTCTTCCAAAAGATCAGTACGGTAATTTTGCAACGGCACTTAGAGGAATGGGGGCAAATATCTAATGGGACATGCAGAAAGGGCGCATGCGCTTTTGAGTGCTTCAGGCGCACACCGGTGGCTGGTGTGCACACCAAGTGCAAAGCTGGAAGAAGATTTTCCGGATACGACTTCTGAAGCAGCAAGGGAAGGCACTTTGGCACATGAGCTGGCTGAGTTAAAAGCAAGACATTATTTCTATACTCCGGATTTCGGAAAGAAAAAATATACGACACGTGCAAATAAGTTAAAAAAAGAAGATCTCTGGAAAGATGAGATGGAACGCTATACGGATGAATATCTGGATTATCTGAAAGTAACGGCATTGAATCTGAATACTGCACCATATGTTGCAATTGAGCAGAAACTGGATCTTGGAAATTGGATTCCGGAAGGATTTGGCACTGCAGACTGTGTAATGGTTTACGGAAACATAGTGCATGTATTTGATTTTAAATACGGCAAAGGTGTACAGGTGGATGCGGAGCAGAACCCACAGATGATGTTGTATGCTCTGGGCGCTTATGCAGCATATAAGATGCTGTATCCAATCGAACAGATCTGCATGACAATCGTACAGCCGCGTATCGATCATGTTTCGGAATGGACGTGCACATTGGAAGAACTGTTATCTTTCGGCGAAAAAGTAAAAGAAAAGGCAGCACTCGCCATTGAAGGAAAAGGGGAATATCATCCAGATGAAAAAGCCTGCCGGTTCTGCAGAGCGAAAGCGCAGTGCCGGGCAAGATCTGATTTCAACGTAAAGAAAGCGTTCAATATCGGTGAGATGCCGCCGCTGATCAGCGCAGAGGAAGCAGGAAAGAGACTGCTGGAGCTACAGGACATTGTGAAGTATCAAAAGGATTTACAGGAGTGGGCGTTAAGCGAATGCCTTGCTGGAAAAGATGTTCCTGGATGGAAAGCCGTAGAAGGAAGAAGCGTAAGAGACTGGAGCGATATGGATGCGGCTTTCGATAAACTGATCAAATCAGAAATGACGATGGAAGAAATGCTTTATGAGAAGAAGCCGTTGACTCTTGCACAGGTAGAAAAACTGATCGGGAAAAAGGATTTTCAGGATGCGGTCGGAGAGTTCGTGGTAAAGAAATCTGGCAAACCAACACTCGTGAAAGAATCCGATAAAAGAGAAGCAATTACAAATATAGTAACCGCCGAAGAGGCATTCAAGGAGGAAAAATAACATGAATAACTTATGCAATGTAACAACAGATAGAGCGAGATTTTCATTTGTACATTTATTTAAACCATATGCATATCAGCAGGGACAGGAAGAAAAATATCAGGTGACCGTTCTGATTCCGAAGTCCGATGTGAATACAAAAGCGAGAATTGATGCAGCTATTGAGGCTGCAAAACAGAAAGGCATCTCTGAAAAATGGAATGGCGTGTGCCCGCCGATCGTTGCCACACCAGTTTACGACGGAGACGGAGTGAGACCTTCAGACGGGATGGAATTTGGTCCGGAGTGCAAAGGACACTGGGTGTTCACCGCGTCAGCGAAAGCAGATTATCCACCGGAGGTTGTAGATAGTCAGGGAAATCCGATCATCAACCAGTCAGAAGTGTACAGCGGAATGTATGGGCGTGTGAATGTAACATTTTTCCCGTATATGTTCGGAGGAAAGAAAGGGATCGGCTGTGGCTTAGGACCAGTACAGAAACTGGAAGATGGCGAAGTGCTGGGTGGAAGCGTACCAAAAGCAGCGGCGGTGTTTGGAACAGCCGCGCCGGTAGGAAATCCGGCGAAGATTAATCCGATTACCGGATTACCGATGTAGGGGAAGGGGCAGAAAGCCCTTTTTCCCATTATCAAAAGGAGAGCATTATGGAACATTTAAGTATAGACATAGAAACAAAAAGCAGTGTGGATATTGGAAAAGCCGGGTTATATCGTTATGCACAGTCAGATGATTTTGAAATTCTTTTGTTTGCATACAGATATGGCGATGAAAGCGTACAGATCGTAGATCTGTCTCAGGGAGAAAAGATACCGGACAAGATAGTGGAAGATTTGAGCAATCCGGAGATTGTAAAACATGCGTATAATGCAGCATTTGAATGGTACTGTCTGAACATAGCCGGATATAAAACACCACTCTGCCAATGGAAATGTACCATGATCCATGGACTGTACTGTGGATATACAGCGGGACTGGATGCAACAGGTAAGGCAATCGGACTCCCGCAGGATAAAAGAAAACTTGCAACAGGCAAAGCACTGATCCGCTATTTTTGTGTTCCATGCAAACCAACAAAAAATAATGGTCGTCGTACTTGGAATCTTCCTAAACATGCACCAGAAAAATGGGAGCTGTTCAAGGAATACTGTAAACAGGATGTTGTGACCGAGAGTGCGATCCTCAGAAGACTGGACGCATTTCCCGTTCCGGAAGAGGAAGAAACACTTTGGCAGATGGATATCCGGATGAATGCATTCGGGGTGAAAGTAGATACAGCTTTGATAAGCGGCGCACTGCAGATCAATGATCATAGCACAGAGCTTTTGGAAAATGAAGCAAGGGCAATAACCGGACTGCAGAATCCGAATAGCTCTGTGCAGTTATTAGACTGGGTCCACAACAACGGTGTGGAAATGGATAACCTGCAGAAGGTAACCGTAACGGAAAAATTATCAAATGATCTTCCGGATGATGTAAGACGGGCGTTAGAGATCCGGCAGCAATTAGGAAAAACATCAATCAAGAAATATGTAGCCATGGATACCGCAAAAGGAAAAGACGATAGGGTAAGAGGACTTACGCAGTACTACGGAGCAAACAGAACCGGAAGGTGGGCAGGACGTTTAGTGCAGATGCAGAATCTTCCGAGAAACTATATCAAAACACTGGATTATGCCAGAAAGCTTGTAAAAGACAGAAATTACGGCGGGATCAAACTGTTATACGGAAATGTACCGGATACTTTATCCCAGCTTATCCGGACCGCATTTATCCCTTCAGAGGGAAATAAATTCGTCGTTGCAGACTTTTCTGCGATTGAAGCAAGAGTGATAGCATGGCTTGCAGGAGAGACATGGGTAAATGATGTATTTGCCACCCATGGAAAAATCTACGAAGCTACTGCATCACAGATGTTCCACGTACCGATAGAAAAGATCGCGAAAGGAAATCCGGAATACGCACTGCGTCAGAAAGGGAAGGTTGCGACACTTGCACTGGGGTATCAGGGCGGAGCAAATGCCTTGATCGCAATGGGAGCGTTGAATATGGGACTGTCAGAGGAAGAACTTCCGGATATTGTTCAAAGATGGAGAAATGCAAATCCGAGGATCAGAGATCTGTGGTATGCGGTAGAAGAAGCGGCTCTTTTAGTTATGCAGACCGCACAGCCTCAGGCAATATATAACCTGATCTTCAATCTCGAAAGTGATATCGTATACGGTCAGAATTTTTTGACGGTTCAGCTGCCGAGTGGTAGAAAGCTTTATTATCCGAGACCCTTTCTGAAAGAAAATCAGTTTGGAAAGCTGGCAATCCATTATTATACGGGGGGTCAGCAGACCAGAAAATGGGAAGTGACTTCTACCTACGGTGGAAAAATGACGGAGAATATCGTACAGGCGATCGCAAGAGACTGTCTGGCGGAAACATTAAGAAGAATCGATGCAAAGGGATTACAGGTAGTATTCCATGTGCACGATGAGGTTATCATTGATGCGCCAATGGAGACAACGGTTGGTGAAATTTGTGATCTGATGGCAGAACCGATACCGTGGGCACCGGGGTTGATACTGAAAGGTGCCGGATTTGAAAGCAATTATTATATGAAAGACTAGGAGGCCGTAAGGTGGAGAATAACAGAATGCTGCTGATCAGTATGGCAGGAACACGAAAAACTAAACACTGGCCAAGAATGGAACTCACCTGGGCTGAATTTGTAGAAAAGCTGAAGACACCAGTGCGCAGTACAGAAACACTGGAGGAGTATTTAAGCTACGCAAAAGTGAAACAGGACGAATTAAAAGATGTAGGCGGATTCGTAGGCGGCATATTTGCTGGTGATATAAGAAAAGCAGCTTACGTGGAAGGAAGAGATCTTCTGACACTGGATATGGATAATATTCCGGCGGGAAGAACAGAAGATATCCTACGGCGTGTGTCCGGTCTGGGATGTAATGCTGCAGTATACAGCACCAGAAAACATTGCGGATATGCACCGAGACTAAGAGTAATCGTACCTTTAGACAGGACAGCAACAGCAGATGAGTATGAACCTGCAGCAAGGAAGCTGGCATCACTGATCGGAATCGAATTCTGTGACCCGACTACATTTGATGTTGCAAGACTGATGTACTGGCCGAGCTGCTGCAGGGACAGTGAATACATATGCGAAGTTTATGACCGCCCATTCTGCAGTCTGCGGGGACTTCTTCAGATGTACGGGGACTGGACCGATATTTCCCAATGGCCGCAGGTGCCAGGAACGGATGCAGTGGAAAGACGAAGACTGGCAAAACAGGAGAACCCGACAGAGAAAAAAGGAATCATCGGGGCATTCTGCAGAACCTACAGCATTACGCAGGCAATGGAAAAGTTTATCCCCGGCATGTACGAGCCGACAGATGTGGAAGGAAGATATACCTATACTGGCGGTTCAACGATCGGTGGGGCGATCGTGTATGATGGAGATCTGTTTTTATATAGTCATCATGCAACAGATCCATGCTCTGGGCTCTTGGTGAATGCGTTTGATCTGATCCGCTTACATATGTACGGTGATCAGGATCAGAATGCAAAAGAGGGTACACCGAACAGTAAGCTGCCGTCGTTTATATCCATGACTAAGCTTGCAAGCAACGATAAAGCCGTATCCGGATTATTAGCAAAAGAAACTTTTGAGAAAGCACAGAATTCATATGACAACGAGGATTCTTCAGAAGAACTGGATCTTGCGTGGCTGGACCGGCTTACAAGAGATGGAAATGGAAAAATAGCAAAGACGATCAATAATGCGGTACTGGTTCTGGAAAACGATCCTCTGTTAAAAGGCAAAATTGTAACGGATGAATTCGCAAGCTGCGGGCTTATTCTTGGAAGAGTTCCTTGGAGCAAAGAGACAGGAAAGCGCCGCTGGAAAGACGAAGACGATGCGGGATTTTACAACTATATGGAGCTGTTCTATGGAATCACCGGGAGGGATAAATTAGACAGCGCACTGCTGATCGTAAGCAGTCAGAATAAAATCAACGATGTAAAAGAATACTTGAAAAGTGTAACCTGGGACGGAAAAAAGCGGATTGATACACTGCTCCCGGATTACCTGGGTGCAGAAGATAACATATATACCCACGCAGTCATGAGAAAATCCCTGTGTGCTGCAGTCGCAAGAGCTGTGATTGGCGCAGTGAAATATGATTACATGCCAATCTTTACCGGACCGCAGGGAATCGGTAAAAGTACATTCTTAAGTATCCTCGGAAAAGAATGGTTTTCTGATTCACTGACCAGTTTCGAGGGGAAGGAGTCTGCAGAGCTGATACAGGGAACCTGGATCAATGAGGTCGGGGAGCTGACGGCCATGACCAAACAGGAGACGAATGCTGTCAAGCAGTTCTTAAGTAAAACGGACGACATTTATCGTGCTGCCTACGGGCGCAGGACGAATAAATATCCAAGACGGTGTGTGTTCTTCGGTACTAGTAACGAGGAAGAGTTTTTAAAAGATATGACAGGAAACCGCCGGTTCTGGCCGGTAGATGTAGGGGTACATTCTGCGAGAAAATCGGTGTGGAATGATCTGCCGGACGAGGTAGATCAGATATGGGCAGAGGCTTATGCATATTGGAAAATGGGAGAACCGCTGTATATGTCCAGGGAGGAAGAAGAGATCGCTATGGAGATGCAGGAAAGCCACAGAGAGACCTCCGGAAAGGAGGGCATCATCCGGGAGTTCCTTGAACGGAAAATACCGTCAAACTGGGACTCATTGAGCCTGTTCCAGAGAAAGCAGTTCTGGAATGGGAATCTTCATCTGGACGATAAAACGGAGCTTGTAGACAGGGATAAAGTGTGTGCCCTGGAGATTTGGACAGAGTGCTTTGGCGGTGAGGCAAAGTACATGAAACGAACAGACAGCAGGGAAATTAATCAGATACTTGGAAACTTAAGAGGGTGGAAACCTAACCGGTCTAAGCGGAGATATGGTCCACATGGGATTCAAAAAGGTTTTGAGTGCGTTGCCAAAAGTGTTGCCATACTGGAAAAATAACGGCAACTTAATGGCAACATTGGCAACGGGCAAAAAATGGCTGTGTTGCCAATGTTACAAAAGAAAATGGAGAATGGCAACGGTTTTGGAAACGCTGAAATCCTGAAAAACAAAGGGTTTTCTATAATATGTTGCCAATGTTGCCATATTTTATATATGAAGATAGAAATAAATAATAAAAATACGTATATGGCGTATATGGCGCACATAATACAGGGGTACATACACGTGCGTACGCGAGCAACAGCAACACAGGAGGGATGTTCAATGCGGGAAAGAGAGATAGAGAAAAAGCTGGTGGACGGGATAAGGAATCAGGGAGGCAGAGCGTACAAGTTCGTCAGTCCGGGAAACGATGGGGTGCCGGACAGGATCGCGATCCTTCCGGGAAAAGCACCAAAGTTCATAGAGCTGAAAACAGAAACCGGAAAGCTGTCTAATCTGCAGAGAGCGCAGATCACAAGATTAAAAGATCTGGGGCAGGATGTCCGGGTATTGTATGGGCTGGAAGATGTGAAAGAGTTCTTGGAGGAAATGCAACATGGAATTTAAGCCACATGCCTATCAAGCACACTGCATTCAGAAAATCATAGAGATCAACAAGATCGGGTTGTTTCTTGACATGGGGCTTGGAAAAACAATCACAACGCTGACAGCAGTCAAGGAATTAAAATATAACCGCTTTCAGGTCAGAAAAGTTCTGGTGATCGCACCGAAGAAAGTTGCTGAGGGAACCTGGACGAAGGAAAAGGATAAATGGGAGCACACGAAAATGCTTCGGGTATCGCAGGTACTGGGAAGCCAGACAAAAAGGATCCGGGCATTAAACATCCCGGCTGATATTTATATCATCAACCGTGAAAACGTATGCTGGCTGGTGGATTATTATAAACAGGCATGGCCGTTCGACATGGTGATCGTGGACGAGTCCTCCTCGTTCAAAAGCCATAAAGCAAAAAGATTTAAAGCTTTGGCAAGCATGAGCAGCCATATCACCCGGATGGTGGAGCTGACCGGAACACCTTCCCCGAACGGATTAGAAGATCTCTGGAGCCAGATATTTCTGCTGGACGGTGGCGAACGACTTGGAAAACGTTACACACAATTCCGTGAACGGTATTTTGATCCCGGAGACCGGGGACAGAACATTGTGTATAACTACAAGGCAAAACCGGGAACGGAAGAGAGCATACTCGCAAAGATATCAGATATCTGCATCAGCATGAAAGCTGAAGATTATTTACAGCTTCCGGATATCATTTACCATCAGGTACCGGTTACACTGGATCCAAAAGCAGAAAAGGCATACAAGGAGCTGGAAAGAAAAATGGTCCTTGCACTTCCGGAAGACGAAGAAGAAATCAGCGTTACCAGTGCAGCTGCGTTAAGTAATAAATTACTGCAGTTATCGAATGGGGCAATTTATGACGAGAATCATGAGGTCCACGAAGTTCATGGATGCAAGATAGAGGCATTCCTAGAACTGATCGAAAGCCTGCAGGGGAAATCAGTTCTGGTGTTTTATAATTTCCAGCATGACCGGATACGGATTCTAAAGGCATTAGAAAAACTAAAACTTCGGGTAAGAGAGCTGCATACGACAGAGGATGAGAATGCTTGGAACCGGCATGAGGTAGATGTTTTACTTACGCATCCGGCAAGCAGCGCCTATGGTCTGAACCTGCAGCAAGGCGGGAATCACGTGATCTGGTTCGGATTGACCTGGAATTATGAATTATATACACAGGCAAATAAAAGACTGCATAGGCAAGGGCAGGAAGAGAAAGTGATCATTCATCATCTGGTCAGCAGCGGCACAAGGGATGAGGATGTCATGCTGGCATTGGAGAAAAAGGACGATGTACAGAACTGGGTAATGGAAAGCCTGAAGGCAAGGATCAGGAAGATACGGCTGGAGGTGTAAGATGATAGCATTAAGCGAGAAAAAGAAGAAAAGTATGATAGAAAAAATGGTGGAGAAGCATAAGGCTCCTGTCATCTGTCCAGGATGTGATGAAGCCATTCGGGAGGACGATGATCTTGAAACAATCGAATACATAAAAACAAAAAGGGGTACTGAGATATTTTTACATCGTGGATGTTTAGAAAAAGTGTGGAACAGAAAAGGGGCGAAGTAAATGTTAGTAGAGAAAAACTTAAAAGAAGCATTGGAGTATTACATAAAAGGAAAACCTGTAACAGCACTCTGGATAGGTGAAGACGGCAGTATGAAAGCAATGCCATTGTCAGATATCCTTAATCAGCCGGAGAATCACTTTCTGGTAGATGTGCCGGCAGTCATAAATCCGGATTTTGAACAGGCTGTGCAGGGGATGACAGAAGCTGATCAGGTAGATCCGGAAGAAATCATTCGGGCAGTGCATGAAACACAGGAAGGTATTACCCCCCCCCCAACGGAGCCGGAGGAAAGGATGGAAGAAGAAACGATAGATCTTCCGGCGGACAATATCGAAGATAAGAAAGAGAAGATCCGGAAACTGGTAGAGGAAGGATATACCAATCGTGAGATCGCTGATCGGACCGGTATCCCGTTCGGAACGGTCGGGTATCATGCAGCGAGATTCCGGAAGAAAGAAAAGGAACCAGTAGACAATTCAGATCGGCACCTGTGTAAGACTTGTAAGTTCCGGAGCAACCGGCCGACAGTGAATAGCTGTGATTATGCCGGACTTATGAACCACAGTCGTGGATGTAAGGTAGAGGAATGCACGAAGTATGAGAAAGGTGCGCGGATGAAAATGAAGGATGTGGAGGAATAGATCATGGAGAGATTAACACATAAAAGAGAGAACGGTATAAAGCGAGGATACTGGTCCCCGAATAAGAAACAGGAGTTGGTGGATAGACTGGCGATGTATGAGGACCGGGAAGAGAAAGGCAGATGGATTCCAATCAATGAGCGGATGCCGGAGGATGAAAGTTATATATTGGTATCGTTCGAGAATGCAACAATGCTAGATATCGCAAGATATGAAGAAAATGATGAAGGCGGTACATTCTATCCGGGAGATGATGAAAAATCTTATTCAAGCTATGGAATATTTGTGAATGCCTGGATGCCATTGCCAGAGCCATACAAACAAAACGACGAAGGAGCTGAGAAATGATTGAACAGAGGAAGAGACAGAAGACAGGTAAAGCTGGATGATCAGCAACACTATAAGGAGTTGGAAGAAAGTCATGATGCGAAGGCAAGTGAGAGATTCCATACACCAGCAGCTTATCAGAGCTATTCAGTGGAGGATTACTTGCGGAAGAGGGGAGTAGACATAAAAGAGGTGACCGGCGATGAGTGAATATGTCGAGTGCTATGAAAACTTAAAAGCAGCAGTTGTAAAGCTGGCAGCGGATGATTACCGGCGGGCATTGATCAGGCTAAGGCGACATCCAAAGGACACGAATGCAATTCATACTAAAATCGAATGCGAGCTGTTTTTTCGTAAAGGCATTGAGACGTACAGTGATATGGATGGAGAAGTGCTGATTAAAGGGATTCAGGAAAGAGTAAGGCGGGAGTATAATGAACAGAGAGCAGTTAAATAAATACAAGAAGAATAAGCGAGATATTGAGAATCTGGACGGGATCATTGCCAAGCTTCAGGAAAGACTGGATGCAGTACCGGTTGTATCGGGGAAGGTTACAAAGAGTTCGGATGATTTCCCTTACATCGAGGAGCATGTGCAGGTGAGAGTGGAAGAGCCAAAGGCAGCAACTGCATTGAAGATGCGGATCTATGAGAAGGAGAAGAGAAAAGATCAGCTGATCCGGGAGAACGAGAAAGTAGAGAAGTACATAACTGCAATGCCTGATGGAACGACCAAGGATATATTTGAAATGGTATTCTTGGATGGAATGACGCAAAGAGAAGCAGCGGAATGCGTGGGATATACGCAGGCGAGGATATCTCAGATATTGAAAGATTTATAATATTTATATTTTTGCTATGTTATTATTATACTGGAATTGATGAACAGATATTAAATCATTCGATTAGTTCCCCCACAACCTAATAAAACTGAGAGAAGACACC